GGATATAACAGTAACTTCTGGCGGAAACTCCTATAATAAATTCCCGTCTATTTCAAGTATAACTTCAGCGAATGGAGTAGATGCCATTATTGTTGCACAAAGCGAAAACATAGGTAAAATAGAATCTTATGAAGTATTAGATTTTGGATATGATTATCCATCAGATCCTTCTATGAAACCTTATTTGAAGTTACCAACAGTTCTAAGATTGGAACCACTTTCATCCATAGATTCTATTGAAGTTATTTCTACTGGAAAAAATTATCTTATATCTCCAAAAATACTATTGATTGATGGATTTACAAATAAAGTCGTAGAAGATGCATACTTGGACTTTGATATTGAAGAAAAAACCATAAAGATAATTAAAAATTCAAGAGGAATTTATAATATAACTCCAAGAATAGTAGCAACTAATAATACAAATGGTGTTGGTATTAGTTCAATAACTTACAATAGTTTAACTAAAGAGGTAAGTGTCTATCTCAATAAACAATTTAGTGATATAGAATCATTCCCATTTACTTTAGGCGAAAATGTTTTTATCGAAGGAATTTCAATATCCGACGACAATCGTGGATATAATTCAGAAAATTATGATTACAACACATTTACATTAACGGGAATACAAACATCATTAGGTGGTGCAAACTCTTATGTCAAATATTCTTTATCAGAATATTTGAATGAATCTGAAGAACCAGGAACCTTTGATCCTACTTCTTCTTCAGGTGTTATAGTACCGGAAAAATATCAACCGACATTTAAAGTTAGATTGAAAAAAAATATATTCCTTCCAGGTGAGGAGGTTATCGATCAAAATGGTTCTAGAGGAAAAGTTCTTAGGTTTGATGTGGATAATGATTATTTGATTATAGAGTCTATCGATAAATTTTCTGAAAATGTTTTCATTACATCTTCTTCTTCCAAATCCAAAGCTTTTGTTGAAGAAATATTATCGCAGCAATATTCTTTCGCAAAAGTCGATTCTTCAACTATTGTAAATAGTGGATGGTACGATGAAACTGGATTTTTAAATTCATCTTTATCAAGAATTCATGATAATGATTACTATCAATATTTTTCATATTCACTTAAATCTGAAGTTTCTATTGATAAATGGAATGAACCTGTATCAAACTTGAATCATACTGTTGGGTTTAAAAAGTTTAGTGACTTATTAATCAATTCCAAACATGAAAATTCACTACAGACTACAGAACAAAATGAAGGATCATTCGTTGGTATTTGTGATTTAAATAGTATAGTTGATATTGAGTGTTTTTATGACTTTGATTTAGTATCTGAAAATAGTTTCTATGTTAATAACTCATTGACTAGCGATGAAATGATATTCAATTCCACAATCTTAATTGACTATTCGGAATCTATTGGAAATAGAGTATTGTTAATAGACGATATTAGTGGTGACTTTACTAATCTAATATCAAAAACTTATGTAACTTCATTTAGTATATAAAAAATAAAAAATGGCAACTACCAAAACAAGAGCAAAAAAGTTTTTTATCAATGTAAAGGATGATAGATTTGAAGACAGAAGACAATCTTCAGTTTTGTCTGTATTAACTGATGGAAATCAGTTGTATACTAATGAATATGGAAAAACCTTTACGGAAGATGAAATAGGAAGTTTTGATATTGTAAAGAGATTAGATCAAGCAGTGCTAGAATTTTATCCTCTAGACGGTAGAATTAACGAATATAGTTATGGTTTTGTTTCTTATGATATAAAGCAAAATATTTTTGATTCGTCTAGTTACGATTTTGGTAGTATAGTTAGTGTTGCAACTACATATAAAAATGTAACTTCTGGGCAAACTACGATTTATAGTATAGATGATACATTTACTTCTTTTAAATTTTTAGTAGAAGCTACTTCATTAGAAAATAATCATTATGAATATAATGAAATAAATGTTATTATTAATAATGGCGATGTTTATTTTACAGAATATGGAAGATTAACCATATCGGATAATCAAAGTATAATGGATTATGGAATAGGATCATATGATGTTTCATACTCTAATTCAAAAATAAATTTATTGTTTACTCCAACTGTAACTGAAGAATTAAATTTCAATGTTGTTAGTGTATCAATAGCAAATACAAGTTATACTGCAGGTGGTTCCCGAGTTCTTAAATTTGGAAAGATTATATCAGATAGCGTTTCTATAGCATCTACATCTTCACCACAACCAGTATCAATTTCAACATATTCTTCTGATTATAATCTTAATTATTTTATTGTTCAAGTAACAGATAATACTAACAATGAAAAACAACTATCTGAAATATTAGTATTAAACAATGATATAGAATCTACAATAATAGAATATGGCGGTGTTTATTCTGATTCTTCTTCTGGTATAGGAACATTTAACACATCAGCTTCTTCTGTGGTTGAACTTTTCTTCACTCCCAAAGAAAATACAAACGTTTCTATTTCATTTTTACAACACTCTATTTCTTATTCGGTTTTTCCTTCATTTCCACTATCCATAGATTTTAAAAATTCAGAAATAACAACGGGTCTTAGTAAATTTGAGTATTCTGGAGACATATCCTTTAAGAAAGATTTTGACTTAAAGCACAACTTAATTCCAATATTTGAAAGAAGATTTAATGGTGGAAAAGAATTTGATACGCAAACATTTTCTGGTGGAGTAGATTTAGGAAGAAATTTAGTTTATATGCCAAATCATTTTTTTGTTACTGGTGAGAAAGTAGTTTATAAATCTGAACTTTTTTATTACCTTTTAATCTTGACAACTAATCTATCTGCAACTGCCGGAATAGGAACAAATAAACTTTCAGTAAATTCTACTACTGGATTGAGATTGGGAGATTATTTTGGTCTTGTAGGTGTAGATGGGGAATATATTTCAATAATCGGTATTAGTGGAAGTACAGTTTCTATAGCAAGCACTATTCCATCTACTATCAATTCCAATACTGAAGTGAAATTTTATAGATTATTAGATCAAGGTGAACAAACATCGGATAAATCATCTGCAATTAACATAACTTCAACTGTATTACCTGGAGTTGGTTCTACTACTAAATTATCTGGGGATTTGTACATTTATAAGCATGATGATAGATTTGTTGGATTTTGTACCTCTGCTGAAGATGCATTGGATAAAAATCCAAAATTACTAGATTTCACTAGTGTTGGTATAGGAAATAACCATTACATAACAGCAACAAACCAGAATGCAAAGTGTTTGATATTAGTTGATGGAGTTATTCAATCACCTATAGTTTCAACTGGAACATCTTCTATATTAAATAATGAATTATCTATTTCCGGAACTACATTATATTTTTCCAATATAAATTCATTCTTTAGTGGTGATTTAATTGAGGTTGATGATGAGATTATGAAAATCTCATCCGTTGGTGTTGGCAGCACAAATTATGTTGAAGTAATTAGATCTTTCTTAGGAACTAATCCACAAACTCACAATTCAAGTTCGGTAATAACTAAATTGGATGGTAATTATAATATTATAGGATCAAGAATATATTTTTCTGAAGCTCCTTATGGTCCAATTTATGATAATGTAAATGGAGATATTAACATAAGATCTACTTTTCAGGGTAGGGTATTTTTGAGATCTGGAATTCCAGATGGAACAGAAAACACATATGAAAAAAACTACATATTCGATGATATAAGTCCAGAGTTTGATTCAGTTTCTAAGGATTTTGATATAGAATCAGATGGACAAAGCATATCTGGATTTTCAACATCCAATTCAATTCTATTAGTCAATAATATATTCCAAAATCCAATAGATGACTATGAGTTGTCAGAGAGTTCAGGACAAACTCAAGTAAACTTTACGGGTTCCCCAACATCAGTACTATATGATCCTAATAATTCTAGTGTTCCAAGAGGTGGAATTATAGTATCTGTTGGATCAAGTCCTGGTTTTGGGTATCAACCTTTAGTTGCAGCCGGAGGGACTGCTATAGTTTCTTCCGCAGGAACAATACAATCAATAAGCATAGGTAATAGTGGTTCTGGTTATAGATCTGGGGTACAATCTATTATTCAGGTTGGAGTACAAACATTAAGTACTGGTACTCCAAATATAAAATTTATAGGAACAGCATCTGTTAGTAATGGGCATATTGTAAGTATTGCAATAACAAATCCAGGATTTGGTTATACAACATCAAATCCACCATTAGTTGTTTTTGATGAACCACTATCATACTCCAATTTAGAACTTATACATACTGAAACAAGTTCTGGTATAGGTTCTCAAGCAAAGATTGATATTGTTGTTGGACAAGGATCTAGTGTTATTGATTTTACTATTACTAATTTTGGATATTCATATCAAGTTGGAGATACTCTTACAATAGAGTCTGGAGGAATATCCGGAATACCCACAGATACTTCAAAACCTTTCCAAAACTTTGTAATAACTGTAGATAAGGTATACAAAGATAAATTTGCAGGATGGTCTATAGGACAACTAGAAAAGTTAGATGACATAGATGAATTATTTGATGGAAATAGAAAATCATTCCCATTGATTAATGGAGGAAATAGATTTGCAATTGTTCCAAGATCTGGTTCAAAAATAGATGTAAAATCTGTTCTGTTGATATTCATCAATGATGTATTACAGGATCCAAATACTTCATATTCTCTTATTGGAGGAAGTATAATAACTTTCACTGAACCACCAAAATCTGGATCAAAGTGCAAAATATTTTTTTATAAAGGAACCCCAGATATTGATGTAGTTAACGTTGATGTTTTGGAAACCATAAAACCTGGAGATACCGTAAGGATAATAGGAAAGAATAGAGATTTAACTCAGTATGAAAGAAGTGTAAATGATTTGCTATTAGTTGATACTATAAAGACAAATCCATATAACTTGCAGGGAGTAACAGGAGACTTAGAATTTTTGAGACCTGTTGTATGGTGTAAACAAAGAAATGATTCAGTAATAGACGGTATAGATGTATATAAGAGTAGAGACATTTACGAATCTAGTATTTTCCCAACTTCAAATATTATACAAAGTGTAGGAATAGGAAGTACTCAGATTTTTGTAGATTCTTTAAAGGTTAGTTTTGATTCTAGAAATGAAAATGTATCAAACATTTTGAATGGAAAAATCGAAATAATAGACACTAAAGATTTGAAATCTGCATTTGCTTCTGCGATAGTTTCTTCTGCTGGAACTATTTCTTCAATATTAATATCTGATGGTGGTTTTGGATATACAGTTTCACCAACTATTTCTATACAAAATCCAATAGGTATTGGTTCTACAGGAAGATCTATTTTACAATCTTCAATATCATCCGGAATAGTAACATCTATCTCAATTACTAATCCTGGATTTGGATATACTTCATCAAATCCACCGATAGTTTCAATAGAACCACCGACGATATCAAGAGAAATAATTGATGACGTATCATATGAGGGAGATTTTGGAATAATTACTGGAATTGCCCAAACTTCCGTTGGATTAGCATCTACCGGACTTGTATTAGATCTCTATATTCCACAAAATTCTTACTTAAGAAATGTTTTAGCAACAAATCCTATTATTACACAAAGTCAATTGAAAGAAAATTATTATTTTGAGGTATTTAATTCAAATATAGGATTTGGAGTCACTTCCTTAAGAAAGGATAATACAGTAATAGGTGTAGGAACAACCGGTTTTGATAATATCTATCAAGTTATATCAGTTTCTTCTGCATCAACAAGTGTTTATGGAGTTGGTATTGCTACCGTAACGAGGGTGATAGTAAGCATTTCATCTTATTCCGGATTATCTGGATTTGGAAATAGTTCTTATTATGGAAATTATAGTTGGGGATTAATAAAGGTTCCATCTACTACCAATTCATATAGTGTAAACACAAGTTATGGCGTTGTTGGTTTAAATAGTACTCCAGTAGTTAGACGTTTCAATTATTTGAGATATAGAGATGGTGATCCTATATAAAATCTACTAAATAGAGAAAAGAAAAGTAAAGAATCAATGTCTGCGATTATAACAGATCAGTTTAGAATATTGAGTGCTGAAAATTTTATATCATCAATAGCATCAACATCAAATTCATATTATTCATTTGTTGGATTGACAAATTCTACTGATTATGACTCGGATTGGGAGAATAACCCAGTTTCGCCATTTGATAGTTTTAACGAATATAATGATATTTGGGATACTGTAATAGCACTTAAAAAGATTAATTCTGATGACGTTAGGCTTGTCATTAAAAGAAATTCATGGCAGTCTGGCGTCACTTATGATATGTATAAAAATGATATCACCAGAAATAATCTTTCCGATTTTTCAAATAAAACTTCTTTATATGAATCCAATTTTTATGTAATTAATAGTAATTATAAAGTTTATATTTGTTTACATAATGGAGTTGATCCAGAAAATCCAAATGGAAAGCCTTCTTTAGATGAACCAGATTTTGTTGATCTAGAGCCAAGATCTGCAGGTAATAGTGGTGATGGATATATATGGAAATACTTATATACAATAAAACCCAACGAGGTTATAAAATTTGACTCTACCAATTACATACCATTACCAAAAGATTGGTTGACTTCATCAGAAAATGCTGCAGTAAGAGATAATGCAAATTCAAATTCTAGTGGGCAGATTAAAGTTTCTATTATAAAAAATAGAGGAAGTAGTTTAGGATTACCAAAAGTTTATAAAGATGTGCCTATAGTTGGAGATGGTAGTGGTGCAAAGGCAACAATAGTTGTTGGTAATAATGCAACTGTAGACTCTATAACTATCACTAATGGTGGTAGTGGATATACTTATGGATCGGTTGATTTGGAGTCTGGTGGAATATCAGGAAATACTCTTCCGGTTTTTGAAATTATAATTCCACCACAGGGTGGACATGGAAGTAATGTATATAAGGAACTTGGTGCAAAAACTGTTCTTGTTTATTCCAGAATAGAAAATGACGATACGAATCCAGACTTCATAACTGGAAACAAAATAGCTAGAGTTGGAATAATTAAAAATCCAGTATCTGCAACTTCTTCAACAATTTTGAGTTCTCCTAAAGTTAGCAATACTTACGCAATAAGATTAGGTGGAAATGTTTCCGATGCATCCTTTCCAAGTAACTCAATAATTACTCAAACGATTGGTGTTGGTAAAACTGCTGTTGGTAGGGTAGTTTCTTATGATAATATAACTGGAGTATTAAAATACTGGCAAGATAGAAGTCTTGTTGGGTTTCAATATGGAAAAAATACTTTGAGCACTACACCCCCATCATATGGTTATGAATTGCATAGGTTTTCTTCTTCAGGAGAAAGTATAGTTATTAATGGAACTGTGAGTAGTTTGTCAATATCTACTTCCTTCAGTGGTATAACTACCACCATAAATAATAGAACATACAATCTTGGACAAGAATTTACTTCAGGAATTTCCAGTTCTGAAGTTAAGAAATATTCTGGAGATGTGATTTATATTGATAATAGACCTTCTATTACCAGGTCACAAAATCAAAAAGAAGATATCAAGGTTATTTTGCAATTCTAAGTAAAGACTATGCCACAAGAAACAAACCTCAATTCTCAACCTTATTTTGATGACTTTGATAAGGATAAAAATTATCAAAGAGTATTATTCAAACCAGGATATCCAGTTCAAGCTAGAGAATTAAATAATCTCCAATCAATTATTAAAGATCAGGTAGAGAAGTTTGGAACTCATTTCTTTAAAGAAGGTTCTAAAGTAATACCAGGTAATTGGACTTATAATCCCAATTTTTATGCTGTAGAAATAAATGAGGTATTTTCTGGAGTTCCAGTATCACTGTATCTAGATAAATTAATAGGACTTACAATATCTGGCACTAATTCTAAAGTAAGAGCTAAAGTTGTAAAAGTTATAAATTCTAATGAATCTGAAAGGGGAAGTATAACTTTATATGTTGGATATTTAGATTCTTCATCTACAGATACATCTAGAAGAGAATTTCAAGATAATGAAGTATTAGTTGCAGAATCTCTGATTGAATATGGGAATACATTTATATCAGAGGGAGAAGGATTTGCTTCTACTTTACCAAGTAATTCAACATCTGTCGGTTCTGCTTTTGCAATATCAAATGGTGTTTATTTTATAAGAGGTAATTTTGTATCTGTTCAAGATGAGATATTAATTTTAAATCAGTATGACAATAAACCAAGTTATAGAATAGGATTTTTAGTCAACGAAGAGATAGTTACATATTATCAGGATAAAGATTTAGTAGATAATTCTTCAGGATTTAGCAATTATTCTGCTCCCGGTGCTGATAGATTTAAAATATCAGTTTCTTTACATAAAAAGGATTTAGATGACTTTGATGATTCTAACTTTATACAGTTAATAACTATTCAAGATGGAGTTATTAAGGACACTTCAAATATAAACACAGATTATAATTATTTTGCAGAAGAGTTAGCTAGGAGAACATTCGATGAATCTGGAAATTATTACGTAAATCCATTCTATACTTATTGCAAAGAAAGCTTAAATAATGAAATAGGCAATAATGGAATATTTAAAGATAATGAACTTACTAATGGCGGAAGTGTGCCAAGTAAGGATTTGGCAATTTATAAGATATCTCCAGGAAAAGCATATATTAGGGGATATGAAGTTGAAACTTACAATCCAGTATTTTTAGACGTACCTAAACCAAGAACATCTAAAACATTAGAAAGTCAAGCAGTTAATTTTAATTTTGCTCCGACTTTTTCATTAAATAATGTTTATGGATCTCCATTGGTTGGCATTAATACATCAAGCATCATTAGTTTTAGAGATAAAAGAGTTGGCTCAAATGCTGGAATAGCAACCGGAACAGAAATAGGAATTGCGAGATGCTATGATTTTGTATTAGAGCAGGGTGGATATGACTCAGATAACCTCAAAACTAATAGATGGGATCTATCCGTATTTGATATACAAACTTATTCAGTATTGACATTAAATCAACCAGTAACACTAACTACACCAACTTACGTTAGAGGAAGTTCTACAGGAGCTACTGGATATTTAAAATCTAATGTTATTAATTCAAATACTATTACTCTATATGAAATAAAAGGACAATTTTCCGAGAAGGAAGGAATTGTAATAGAAGATTCTGATGAAAATAGAACTTCTAGATATATTAATAGTATAAAAAACTATAACTTATCTGATGTTAAATCAGTATATTCTATATCCTATGGTAGAGTTTTTACCGCTGACACAATTCAAGAAACTGTATACTCATTTAACACAAAGGCAGGAATAACGTCAGTTTCTTCCGGAATCTCCACAGTATCTATCGGTGGAGATAATATTAGTGGGATAATAACAACAGGAAATCTGATAAGATATAACCAACCAGGAATTAGTACAATATCTTATGCAAGAGTTGAGAGTGTAGATGAACAGCAACGTAAATTTACAATTTCTGCAGTAGAAAATGTAAATGGCGTTGTTTATGGTGCGTTACCAGTTCAAGACTTATCTAACATTGATATATCAACATTAACTGTTAAATTACCTAAGGTAGGAAATTCATCAAATTCGGCAAGTCCATATTCACTTTATAGCGTCTTACCAAAAAATAATATAAAATCAGTTGATTTATCCGGTGCGGATTTAACTATAAGAAAACAATATGATAATATCAGCATAGCTAATAGTTCAACTGGACCTATTTCAGTTTCATATCAGAATTCAACTTTTCTTCCATTTGATGAAGAAAGGTATATATTAATTAAGAGCGATGGTTCATTGCAGAAACTAACCTCAGATAAGTTTAATTTCTCAAATGGATCTACAACTCTAACTATTAATAACTTAGAAAACGATTCGAGTTCTACTTTAATAGCCACTCTGAGAAAAAAAGATATAACTCAGAAAAATAAAAAGAAAAAAATAGTAGAAAGTGTAGTAATCAACAAATCAACAAATCAAGGTTCAGGAACCGGTTCCAACACTATAGATGATGGATTAGTTTATGGAAATTATCCATATGGAACTAGAGTTCAGGATAAAGAAATATGTTTGAATTATCCTGATGGAATAATTTTATATGGAATATTTGAGTCGAACGATACTTCAGAAGCAAATAGTCCATCGGTTACTATTACTTCCATAGATGGTGCGACTTCAACAACAAATGATTTTGTTATTGGGGAGACATTTGTTGGTAAATCCAGTGGTGCTAGAGGATTTTATGTACAAAGAATAAATGACAATTCATTATATTTTATATACGAAAATGATGTAGATTTCATAAATGGTGAGGTTGTATCTTTTAAAAATTCAAAAGTAAATGGTATCATATCATCTGTAACTAATAATAGTAAAAACATTACCAAGAATTATAAGTTTAATAATGGGCAGAATGAAATTTTTTATGATTATTCTAGAATAATTAGAGATTCGAATTCTACAGAACCAACAAGGCAGTTAAAGGTTTATTTCTCAAGAGGATATTATGATTCTTCAGACTCTGGAGATATAACTACAGCAAGTTCATATGATTCTCATGACTTTGTTGCAGATATTCAAGTTATCTCCAAAAATAGAGTAACCGATATAATTGATTTTAGACCAAGAGTAAAGAATTACACTGTTGCAGAGGATTCTAGTTCTCCATTCGAATTTAATGGTAGAAAATTTGTAGATACTATTCACAGTTCAACGGATGTTATTTCTTCAAACGAATCTTTGTTACTGAACTATTCCTATTACTTACCTAGAATTGATAGGATTTATGTAACAAAAGATAGGACATTTTCAGTTGTTTTTGGAAATCCTGATGATACTCCATCTCTACCGGATGAAGTAAATGGTGCGATGAATATTGCTAATGTTCATTTACCAGCATACTTATATAATGTATCTGATGTAAAAATTGAATTTGTTCAAAACAAGAGATATCAAATGAAAGATATCTTTAACTTAGAGAATAGAATTAAAAATATTGAAGAATATACAACATTATCCCTGCTAGAAAAATCAACAGAAAGTCTTTTTGTTGATGATAGTTCCGGTAATAATAGATTTAAATCTGGATTTATTGTAGATAATTTTACAACCCATTTGAATCAGAAAATTATTGGATTTAAGAATTCCATTGATGATAAGAGAAAGCATTTAAGACCTGCACATTTTTCTACAAATGTACCTCTGGAAGTCTCATCAAGTGATGTTTCTACAGTAGACAAAGGATATTCTAGTGTAAATGGTAGTGGCATCTCAAGAAATAAGAATAATATAACATTGAGTTATACTGATAGACAGTGGTTGAATCAACAGTTTGCAACTAGAACAGAAAATGTAACTCCATTTTTTGTTAAGTTGTGGGAAGGTTCATTAAAATTATATCCAACCGCAGATGTTTGGATTGCTACCGATAGAGTGGAAGCAAATAATATTGATTTAGAAGGATCTTTTAATTCCTTTGCTGATGCTTTGCGTACTGAAGTAAAAACAAATGAAGATGGAAAAAGGGTTGGAGTAAGTCCAATAATCTGGGGTGCATATGAAATAACAGGTGTTGATTTAAATCAAAGACAAGAAGTAAATAGTAGTACTTCAGTTGGTACACAATCGGGAACTCGTGCAGGATCTCTAGAGGAAT